GCTCGTCACAACGAGCTTGCTCTGATCCAGCACGCACGTGAGGCCGAGCAGTATCTCGTCAGCAAGCTGTCCAGCGGTTCGACGGCAGTTACCTCCACAAGCCTTATCGGCTTCGGTCGTGACTACCTCGTTCAGGTTGGCCGCGCTGCTGCTGCGTACCGCAGCCGTCACCGCCTCGATCCTCAGATGCCATTGCGCGTTGTCGCTCCGGCATGGATCAAGGACGCGATGGCAGCCGATTTCGCAATCGCAATGCCTGGTGACAACACGCTCAACGCATACGCCGAAATCGACGGCTACCTTGCGGCACGCGGTGTGAACATCACCTACTCGCCTGACATGACAGTATTCAGCGCCCAGAGCAGTGGAGCCATGAACGAGTTCTCCGACACGTTCGCCTGGTACATCTTCGCGGAAGGTACATTCCTCTTCCTCGATGGTGGCACTCTGGACCTCGGCATCATCCGTGACTCGACACTCGTCGGCACCAACGACTACAAGATGTTCGTTGAAACCTTCGAGGGTATCGCCAAGGTCGGCGTTGAGTCATTGAAGGTTACATCGACCATCAACGTGAACGGTGTGGCTGCTGCCCTCCGTGACACGACTGGTGGCGCGACAGCCGCGGCAATCGAGTACTGATCCTAGTCAGTAACCGCAAGTAAGTAGTCATACGGAAGCCCCACTTAGGAACCAGAGGAGTAAGCAAGAAATGGCGTTTAGAGGAATTTATCCGGCACCGCCGCTCAAGCCTATGGAATTTGGTCTCTTAAGTGGGGCCCGTGTGATGACACACACTGCTCGTGATTACGACGAGAAGTGGATTAGAGGATTTGCACAAGAGTTCGACTCAAAGCCGACACTACGTTTACTGGACGAAGTTGGTGCAGAGCTTCATGAACTATTTGACGGAACTGGTCTCGCGAGGTATCTTGACCACAAGCCGTTTTTTATTGAGGTTGAAGATTTTAGATCAACATTCAGCCTCGCCACAGAAGATAGATTTGCTCGCGTTCTTAAGCAAATTGAGGCTGCTACACAAAAAGCAGTAGAGCGCGAACTGTGGGATGGATATTTTGCTCGTGACTACAACGGGACAAACAACTATCTTTGTCAACTATCGACAATTACTTTTGCTGCTGCAGCTCCAGGCACAGCTGTTTCTTCTGCAAGGGCGATCTCGTTACTAGAAGGCGCACTCGCAGATTCACCAACTGGAGAACAAGGTCTTCACCACATTACACGTGATGTTGCAGCACTTCTTGGTGCTAACTGGCTTCTTGACAGGATCGAAGATCCAGACTTCAAAGGTCAGTATCACATCGAAACTACAACTGGAACAACTGTAATTATTGGCGCTGGCTACACTGGCAATGGCCCAGTGTTTAGCGTAACAAACAAAGAACTAGCAAGTAACGTGGCGACTATTACAACAAGTAGTTCGCACTATCTGACAACTGGAGAAACGGTAAAAGTTTCGGGAGTAGACACTACTTTCGATGGAACTTACGCCGTAGCTTCTACTCCAACTGCTAACACGTTTACATATGCAAAGACAGCTGGAAACGTTGGATCAACTGCAGACACTGGCGCAGTGCAAATGCAGGGTTCTAAGTCTACAAAATGGATCTACGCAACGGCGTCTGTAGATGTTCATCTCGGCAAGCCAGAAGTAGTTAACGACAATCTTGCTCAGGGCTACGATGTCTCTGGCAATCAGAATGACATGAGAATCAAGGCAATTCGACCAGCATCCGTGTATTTCGACCCATCGTGTCATTATGCGGTCAAGGTCGATTTGACGAGTTAGAATCATAATAGCCTTTAAGCACCGACTAAGGAGAAACCAATAATGGCAACTCAAGACTACGCAGCGAGTATTCAGGGAGTGTCGATTCGCGTGACGCGTCTTGATGCCTCTGGTAACTTGCTCAACGACCCAGGCGATAGCTACACAACGTCTGGATTTATGCGTCTTTCATTTACACCCGAGTACGAAGACGGAGATGAAATTGTAGAAAAGTCCGCTGATGGAACAATCTGCGTTTCTTATCAAGCTCCAGCTACACTCAAGCGCGTAACGATGGAAGTTGCTATCTGTGAACCAGATCCGGAACTTTCTCAGCTTATGTCCGGCGGTCTTTTGCTTCGCAAGAACCTCGGAACATACGCTTCACCAGACCGTAAGAGCATCGGTTGGGCAGCACCTGGGATTGGTGATGACCCGGCAGGTAACGGTGTTGCAATTGAGTGCTGGTCATTCGCAGTAAAGAATGGCAAGCGCGCAGCTACACTTCCTTACTTCCACTGGGTGTTCCCATACTGCCGCCTTCGTCAGTCTGGCGACCGCGTCATTGAGAACGGCATGCTTGCTACAACCTTTGAAGGTTACAGCATCGGCAATAGCCTCTTCTCAGACGGCCTCGACGAGCGCTGGGAATTCCCAGTTGCTACAGAGCGTCCGTATGCGTACGCGCGCTCTGCTTGGGCACCGACTGGCCGCAAGGGTTTCTACACCTGGCACGGCGATCTTGCCGCAACAATTACTGGAGTTGCTCTCGCAAGCAACATTGCAACTATCTACACAACAGCTGCTCACGACTACGAAGTTGGCGATGAAGTTGTAGTATCTAACTGCAGCAACGCAACGTTTGACGGTACATTCACAATCACTGCCACTCCAGCAACTGACCAGTTCCGCTACGCCAAGGTCGCATCGAACGTGACATTCGACGGCTCTGCTACTGGGGATTGTTTGGTTGACGCAGGCAGCCGCGACGTTACCGACTTCTTGTCACAGGGTTCGACAACGGCGTACAACGTACCTGGTAGCTCGACATACGACGCCGATGAGGATATTGACTTCATCATTGCGTCTACTGAGGACCCAACCTCGTAATAAACTGAATAGTGGCCGGCACGCTCATTGTATAGAATTACATAGGCGTGCCGGCCTTGTTCGGTATTTAGAGACGAGAGGTCAATATGTCAAACTTGTGGGTGCAAACAAATGAGCTCGGAGAAGACTACGAGGACTCAGATTATGCGGCTGATGCAGTCCAAGCAGCGTCATATATTCTGTGGGCACTCTCGGGACGCCGATACAGTGGAGTTCATACAGTAACAGAGCGTTACATATGTACTTCACGCGCTTGGAGATACGGCGCGTCTATTCGTAACTATCGCGCCGAACTGCTTAACGGCTCCGTGTACAACATCCCATCGAGCAATGTTGACTTCTTTGATGGAATGACAACAGACGGTATCTCAAATCTAAATCGAGTTCGTCTTCGTGGAAAGCCAGTGACACAGATTCACGCCGTACGCACGCGTAGCGGTGACATCATTAATCCATCGCTGTACTATCTAGTGGACCACTCAACGCTGCAGGCGGTTCCTGGCACGTCTTGGACGTCATGCAACGTCGATGTTACGTATTCCTATGGAATAGCTCCTCCAGTTATGGGCAAGCAGGCAGCAAGATTGCTTGCCATCGAGTTCATTAAGCTCTGGTCTGGCGACGACGAGTGCGCGCTTCCGCAAAGGGTGACGTCAATCTCGCGACAGGGCGTGTCTTACACTTTGCTCGATAGCCAAGACTTCTTGCAAGAGATGCGAGTCGGTATCTACGCTATCGACTTGTTTCTCAAGACTGTTAACCCAGACAAGGCTAAGAATCGCGCTCGTGTATTTTCTCCCGACATGCCAAGAGCACGTCGCTATACTCCAAAAGGTCTTAGACTTGCGACTGGAGACACTGACATTACAATTATCGCTGGAACTGGGGCTACAGACTCATTTACAGCAGATCTTATAGATCTTGGAGCAGAATTTTTGGTTGACGAAGAAGGTTGGACCACGGAGGCTACGATCTATAACTACGGCGAGAATAAGTCACTTGTACTCGCAAGCAGTGCTGTAGTTATAGATGAAGGTGACGAGACATTGACTCTCACTGTGACGTATGAAGACGCTGTAAAGACTCTTGGTCTTGTCGATCCCGGCACTTGGGAGATCTACGCGAAGCGTACTGTTGATGAAGTCGAAGAAACAGTTTTTGTTGCAAGTGCGAACTTGAAGATTCAGATGGCCCCGTAGGATATAGCTATGCCGATAACACCAATTGAAGACGTACTTGAAGATGCATACGCTTTAAGAGACTTGCTCGACAACGTTCTTGAAAGCGTTGTTTGTACGTTTCAGTCATACAATGTTCCACTGCCGGATCGTCAGTATTGGACCCTAGGTCAAGTTGCAGTAGACTGCGAGCAGCTTTGTGTAGTTCTTAGCCAAGTTTATCTTGGTGCTCCTGGAGATCCAGCTTCAGCTCCGCAACGATGTGAGGTGGCTAGATCCGCAGTTATGACTGTTAGTGTTGCTCGATCAATTCCGACTGTTGGAGTAAATGGCAGACCTCCATCTCCAGATAAGATCTCCCAGGCAGCAGAAATCTCTGCTGTCGACGCCTGGGTCCTTATTTCGTCGATAAACTCATTTGATCAGTGGGAGAGTGGCGGACTTGGTGTTGGCGTTATTGCTACAGTTGATATTCCCCCGCCTGAAGGTGGATTTCAACTAGTAAACATGCAGATCACGATGGCGGTTCCCTGATGCCTGTAGTGTTCGTAGCTAATCCAGTTGGAATGGACTACGTGCTAAAACAAGAATACGGCATGGTTGGTAAGTTTCTTAAAGCTGGCGCAAGAAAAGTAGTTGTTGCTGCTAAGCTTCAAGCGGGAGTAAAAACTGGCGCATTGAAAGCGTCAATTCACTTCACTCAGGAAAGAGCTTCGTACGGTCAAGTAGTAAGAATTGGATCTCCATTGAACTACGCTGCTATTCACCACGAGGGTACACGACCACATGTGATCACCGGAAGAAATGGTGGAATGCTCCGCTTTACGAGCAGAAACCGTGTAGTATATACAAGACAGGTAATGCACCCGGGCACAAGACCGAACAAGTACCTGAGTGACAATTTAGGGCTAGTATTCACACCAAGCCTTCGCGGCGGGGCGTTTTTCTAGAGACATTAACTAACTGATACAGGAGTAAAAGATGGCAAGATTCAAAGATTTCGGTGCAGGCGACAACGCTCCTGCAGAAGAAATTACATTCAAACTGCACGGTGAAACATTCACATGTCGACCCGCGCTTCAAGGTAAGACACTTCTCGATCTAGTCGCAAAGTCAAGTGACACGGAGAATCCTGGAGAAGCTGCTGCAGTTATTACAAAATTCTTTTCTACAGTTCTTGTGCCAGAGAGCAATGAAAGATTTGAAGCATTGGCAAACGATCCCGACCGAATTGTCAGCGTAGAGAAGCTCGGTGACATTGTCGGCTGGCTTGTGGAGCAGTACACTGACCGCCCTATTTCGCGGCCAGAAGCTTTGCCGAATGGGCAATAGATCTCTGGCCGTACATTAACGGCAAAGCGATAATGTCCGGAGTAGACTTGCTAAGTCTATCTGCGTCGGACTTGCTAGACGTTCTTCACTTCTTACTTGAAGACGACTGCAACCAAATATCAACAGCAGAGCAGGCAGAAGCTCGTGATGCTGTGCGAGAAAATATCTATTCTTCGATGTATGGAGTGTATTACAAGTACGCTCAAACTAAAAAGAACAGCGCCGGGATTGTAGACCCAGAGAGTCTTCCGTTTGAGGATGAAGAACCTCTTCCTAAGCCATTTGATCCGCTGGCAACTGCTAAGCCACCTAAGCCGTTTACGAAGGCCAGTGACTTTGACCCAGACTCAGCTCTCCCGTTTGGCTCGGTTCTAGACGCACCGCTTAAATAAAGTCACGTTCTTTTGGTTGATTTAGAATAAATACAGACGGATTCCGATGTGATGGAAGGAGAAGCGCGACATGGCTATAGTCGGTGAAGCATATGTAGTCGTTCGTGCTGTCACGACAGGCTTTGAAGACGACGTAAAGAAGAGCCTGTCTGGAATGAACAAAGACTTCGACGCTCTTGGTAAAAGTGCTGGCAGCACTTTTGGAAGATCATTGTCAAGTTCTGGCGCTGGCAAGGCGCTGTCCCAGTTGTCAAAGCAAGCGTATGCAGCTAAAGAAGCTTTCGCAAGCATGGTCACGACTGGATACTTTGTTGGTCCGGCGTTAGCTGCAGTTGCTGGAGCTGTAGGCGCGCTCGGCGCTGGGCTAGTCGCTCTCGTTTCTCAAATATCTGCTGCACTGCCGTCACTTGTTGTCTTACCGAGCGTGATGTCGGCGTTTGCTCAAGCTGCAGTCACGGCTAAGCTCGCGTTCTCTGGTCTTGGCAAAGCTATTGGCGCTCTCGGCAAACAAACAACTGGCGGAGGCGGCGTCAGTAGAATGCCAGCATTGCTTCAGGCAATGGCATCTGCGCAAGAGCGCGTATATAACGCAAACAAAAATCTAGAGCGATCTCAAAAAGCTCTGAACGACGCATATAGAGTAGCTTCGGAGCGAATACAGCAGCTAAACTTTGACACAGAAGACGCCGCGCTTTCTGAGCAACGCGCTGCGATCGCTCTTGAAGAGGCTAGACGAGAGTTGGCACTCGTACAAGACTTGCCGCCAAACTCATCTATTCGACGTGAAGCCGAACTCGCTTACGCCGAAGCAGATCTAAATTACAGGCGCGCGAAGGACAGAACAAGCGATCTTGTAGAAGAGCAAAACAAGGTAACTAAGAACGGAACTCTTAGCGCGACGGAACAGATCGAGCAAAGTGATGAAGTAGTTTCAGCTAAAGAAGCAGAAGCTCAAGCGATCAT